GCCCCATTTTCTTTGAGGTAGTACCACTTATCATTTTCTTTGAACCATTGACTGGTTAGACAATATCCTTTAGCATCAAAGTAGTACCACACACCGCCGATTTTTTCCCATTCTTCTTTTGGATAAGATCCGTCAGGGTGTTCCCACCACCAACCGGTATCATTTCTTTTCCATTTTGGCTCGGCTTCTTCGTCATCTAGTAAAACAATGTTTTTGTCGTATGGATTTGAAGAGTATTGCCACCATCTGATGCCGTCCAAGCTTGGGAAATACTCAAAATCAGCATTTCCATCGTTTAACCCATAGCCGGCAATCCAAAGACTGTTTGGGAATTTCTCAAGAATCTGCTCATAATAGATATTATTGAGCGTGAATGGTTTATAGCTGTAATAGATTGGCTCATAGCCATTTTCTTTGAGAATTTCCATGAAGCGAATACAAGCATCTGTATTTGCCTGTTTATCTCCGCTAGCGTGATCTTCGTAGTCAAGACACAAGTATTTTACTTTTTGAGGTACATTATCAAGGAAGTAGCGTGCCTCTCGTTCGGCTTCTTCGATGTCACCTCCAAACCATGCAAAATGATAAAATCCAACAGGGGTTGATTGCTCAACTTGAGCGGACAGGCAAGGATTGATATAGCTTGTACTTTCAGAAATTTTGATAATGGTATTCTGTGTACCCATGTCAGCCAAAATACCTGTAATATCGTATCCATTGTGGCTAGATACGTCGATGAATAAGTCGTTTTTCTTCATTGTTTTCTCCTAATCTTCGCTTGGTTCGTAATATTCTAGCGCACGTTTGCTGTCTGTAATTCCGCTTGTCGTTGGGTCGTTGACCAAACCGATAGCAGTCAAGAACACGAATACCGCATTAACAAGCAAAATCAGCTTGTTACCGATATCACCCAAATCTAGATGATATCCAAAGACTGCTGCACCAGCTTGCAAGACAAGCAAAAATGCTGGAATTGCAGTCAGCCAAAAGAATTTATTTTGTAATCTAAGTTTCCAGTTAATCATATGTTTTTCCTTTCTAGCGCCTTACTGCGCCCCTTTCTCATCTTCAACTAAGATGTCGTCTCTAATCTGCAACGCTTCAAAATTGTTGTACAAGTGGTCAATGTAGCCATTGCCACCCAAAACCTTGTAGCTATTGTGCATGTTTTCGACTACGTAGAACTCATCCTTGGTTGTAAAACCACGGCGGATAGCCCTACGAATATCACGATCAAGGCGCATCCTCATCGTAACAAGGTGCGCTTCGTCGTGCAGTTTTAGCTTTGCCTGTACTTTGTCAATTTTGGCGTTATTCTCGTCAGCAGTAATCTGGACATCTTTGATTTTGCCTTTAACATCGTCCAATTCAGAAATGATTTGGTCTGTTAGTTCCTTTGATTTCTTCGGCATTTTATAGCCGAGCCAAGCCACAACGATTGGTGTGGCTACTGGTAGCACATTCATGAAGAAATGCTCTGTTGATTGTAAGACGTCCATAGGCACCTCTATTCTTTAGGTTCGTACTTCCATGCTGCGCCTGTTCCGTCCATTTCAAGACGACCATTTCGGGCAAAGTCGCTGACTGGTTCACCGTTATAAGTAAATTCCTTGTTCAACTGAATCAAGATACGCTTACCTTCACCGTCTACCTCAACGTGCGCTGGGTCTTCGATGGTAATCAAGTCATGTGCCATGTAACGTTTTCCAACCTCAGCCAGTGGAATCAACTCAACCAATTCCTTGTAGTTGGTTCCATAGGCGATTGTCTTGCCTGCTACGGCATTTAAAACGACCGCATGGATGATTTTCCCATAGCGGTCAGTTTCTTCTTGATTATGCTTAACTGCTTGGTCTGTAGCCGTTTGTTTAGCCTTTGTCCAAGCCAATTCCTGTTCTGTTTCTTGCAATTTTGCTTGTGTTTGCACGATGGCGCTTGTTGGGTCAAGCTCTGTGCGGATATGATCCAGCACTGCTTGAACCAAAGTCGCTTCATTGTCCTGCGTATGGTCACCGTGCAATTCTACTTGCTCGTAAGAATAGCGTCCGTTGTTTTCCATCTTGATTGCGACAACTGTCACATTTTCTGTACCTTTAAGATATGGTTTAATTGCTACTTCGTAATTCATTAGTTAGTTCCTTTCATTTTAGCTTGTGTTTCTTCAAATAATTCTTTGAGTGCTGGGTCATATTCTAGAACAGCTTCAAATTCATTAATTTGTTCTTTGATATTGTTGTTTTCTTGCATCAATTCCTGATTTGCAATCTTTTGCTCATTCAACTGAACGATAGAAAAATTATTTTCAATCATAGTATTCGTTGATGCAGTTGACAACTCATTGATTGTCATTCGTAGTGCTTGGTTAATTTGTTCTGTATGCATTTCTGCCTCCTTAACATTATTAATTTAATTCAGAGAAATCTGTATATAATATTCCTCTTTTATCTTTGATAGTATTAAAATTAACGATAAATCTTTCAAGGATTCCTAAAAGGGAAACCTTTTGTCCCCATTTATTTATAAAATAAAAATCACCAGAATAAATTGCTGAACGTTTTCCTGTTTCAGGTTTGTTCTTATCAACAATCGGTGCTATGGTAGGTGTATCAATCGTTTGGATTATCCACCCTTTCTCATCCGATCCATAACCCTTATTCGATACTCTTAGAAAATCTCCTATAGAATTTACATTCCTTTGTTGAGAATTGTTCCAAATTTGAACTCCTGCAAAAGTTTGATTATTACCATTCTCCGAACCATCTGAATTAGAACCTATTATAGTAACTCCAGACTTCATCTCTCTATTACCTGTTACATCTTGAATACCGGTATCAAATTTTATAAATTGATTCGGATAACCTGCTACAACACGCCTCAACGCTGCTTTTTCAGTATAGACTTCATACTGTCCCTTATTTAAATCGATTTTCATCGCTCCATTTGTTGCACTTAAATCGCCTCCAATAAGTTTCAACCCCTCTACACGATTCGCAGTAAAGTTTTTGGCTGTTAAATTGATAATCCTCCCATTAGCTGCATCTATACTATCTATATGAGCTGTATTGATTTGTGCATCAGCAATCATAGCAGACTTAATGACAGCTCTGTCAAACAAGGTCTCGCCAGTGATGTGAGTCAGTTTACCTATAAAGCGGTTTATCCCATCAGCTCCTAAATTGACGCCAGAAATGATATCTCCTGCGCTATTGATGTTCTGAACGGACCACGAGCCGTCAAGCTGTCTTTGGACAGTTTTCACAGCTTCAATAGCATCATTTGGTGCTACTGAGTAATTAGATGGAGCTGAGCCCTTTTCTACTTTTATCAAACCATCATCGTACATACGAGCTGAGAATTTGACGAAATAAGCATTCGTTGGTACAGTGATTTGATTGATGTTGTGTTGTTTTCCTACAGTTGTTTTATAAGCATTTAAGCCTGGTTTGCGGTTATCAATAGGATTTTTGTTTTTATCGAAAAATTGCCAAGCGGTCCAAGCCATTCCATTCTCGGGAAGAGTTACCCAGTGCTGGAAAATAATTTTTTCATTTGGATCCACTGAAATGAAATCGGATGTAACCTCCTTTTGTGTAGCATTCGCTACGTTAATGATTCCATTATTTCCTAAAAATCCTTTAGTAAGTGTTGAATTTAAGAATAAATTCTGATGTTCCGCAAATGCCTTGCCAACTTCAACCTGGAATAGCTGATTGGTCATAGCCATACGAGCAACCTTATCCGCAATTCCATTTTCAGTATTGCCCAAAATGCGCTCGTAAAGCTGACTGGTTTCCTTAACACGCTGGAAGTCCGTAGTCTCTACTTTTCGCGCTAGTTGATTGGTCACATTCGCAAATTGACTATCAGCATTCGCTTTGTTTACAGAAACCTGAGTCTTTAAATTTGAAATCTGATTATCTGTGCCTTGTTTGTTACTGTTTATCCGATTTGAAAGATTTGAAATCTGAGTAGTAGTTCCTTGCTCACTGCTTGTAAGTCTATTTGATAGACCACTGATTTGACCGCCTAAATCTTGCTTATAAG